TTCTTCCTAGAATGGGATGAGTTACCACAACCAGCAAAACAATACATAGCTATTAAAGCAGCAAGAAAGTTTCAACTAAGAATGTTGCCTGATGAATATACATCTAAGTATAGCCAACAAGAAGAATTAGAAGCAAAAGCACAACTAGAAGATTATGATGCAATGGAAAGACAATACAATCTAGCCGATCAAAATGTAGTATTCGATATATTAGCGAGGTAAATTATGGGAATGATGAACAGGTCGATACCTAATATGTTCAATGGGGTATCACAGCAACCCCCTGCCCTACGACTACCTTCACAAGCTAACATACAAGAGAATGGTATGTCTAGCGTAGTAGACGGTCTAAGTAAAAGACCACCAACCAGACATGTAGCTAAGTTTACAGATACATCAACAGAAGAAATTTATATACATACTATCAATAGAGATAAGTTCTCTCAGTATGTAGTGATGATAGAAAATGGAGAACTCTATGTTTACGATCTTGATGGGAATAATATCCCTGTGGACTATCCTAACGGTAAGTCTTATCTTAATACAACTGCACCACGAGATGACTTCTCAGCCGTTACAGTAGCTGATTATACATTTATAGTTAATACTAAAACTAAAGTATTACAATCAGATGATGTTGCTGAAGGAAGTTTAACAGGCTCAGTACAACAATTCATTGATCTACCTGATGATAGTGGTGGCATATATGAAATTGCAGGTACAGGTGCTAATAACTTTGATAACTACTATGTTAAGAAAGTAGGAGACGTATGGCGAGAAACAGTTAAGCCAGGTCTTAAAACAGATTTAAATTCTAGTACAATGCCTCATGCATTAATTGATAATGGTGATGGTACATTTACATTTAAAGAACTAGACTGGGACCCTAGGTACGTTGGGGATGACCTTACTGCCAAGTTTCCTTCATTCACAGACAATACAATATCAGACGTATTCTTTCACAGAAATAGATTAGGCTTCCTATCTAAAGAGAATGTTATATTCTCAAGGTCAGGTGAGTTCTTTAATTTCTTCCCTGAAACTGTAACAACTATATTGGATACAGATCCTGTAGATGTTTCAGTCTCTCACAATAAAGTAGCTACACTTAAACATGCTACTTCCTACAATACTTCCTTAATGTTATTTGCTGACCAAGCTCAGTTTCAATTAACAGCTAAGGATGTCTTAACACCTAAGACTGCAGCTATTAATGTAACAACAGAATACAATGTTAATACCAAGGTAACCCCAGTATCAGCTGGTACATCCTTATACTTCGCAGTAGACAAAGGTGAATCCACAAGTTTAAAAGAATATGAAGTACAACCATTAACTTATAACAATGAAGCAGCTGATGTAACAGCTCACTGTCCTAGGTATATACCTAATGACTGCTATAAGTTAGCAAGTAGTGACTTAGAAAATACTGTTATAGCTCTATGTGAAAAAGACCGTAGTGCTCTATGGGTATATAAATACTATTGGGCTACACCTGATGAGAAAGTACAAAGCTCATGGTCTAAGTTTCTAATATCTTCTGAAGATTCAATACTTAATGCAGACTTTATAGATAATAAATTATATCTAGTTATTAAGAGATACGATGGTACTTACTTGGAAATGATGGATTTTAGTTATAACCAAGTAGATGAAGACCTAGGATTCTTAATACACTTAGATCACCGTATAGATTTAACAGGTGTCTATGACCCTGATACACTTAAGACTACTTATACTGTCCCCTATCCTACTACAGGAGGTGGATGGCAAGGTGTTCTTGGTGCTAAGTTTGAAGGTAGAGTAGGTGGAACATTAAACCTATTACCTAAGACTTCATATACATTAGAAGTTGTAGGTGACTGGTCAGCACATCCTGTAACGATAGGTAAGACTTATAACTTTAAGTATCAACTTAGTCCTATCTACTACAAGGATTCACAGAAACTAGCAGTACCTCACTATAAACTTAATCTTAAGAATATGCATTTATTCTATGACCGCTCTGGTTACTTCAAGGTAACTGTAGAGCTCAAAGGTTCTGATCCTTATGAGTATGTATTAAATCCTACTTTGGGTGATGAAACCTTAGTTGTAGGTGAAGCAGTCATAAGTAGAGGTAACTTTAGGTTCCCTATATTTGGGGATGGTGAACATTCAAAGATAACTATTCAATCTAATTCTATGTTCCCAGTAGCTATACAGGGTGCTGAATATGAAGCATTGACGACAAGTCATTCAAGACATCAATAAGGGATAACATGGTACAAATAATTACACCAACCAAAGAACACACTAAGGACTTAGCACCACGCTTAAGACCTGAGGACATCATAGAGATAACTGTAGCATCTCCTGAGTTAGAACTAGAAGAGATACTTAATCTATGTGTAGAAACATCTACAGATTCATATGCAGTTGTTGATGAAGATGATGGTTGTGTTGCTATATTTGGTGTAAGAGATATGGACAAAGATAGTGGAATACCTTGGTTCCTCTCTTGTGACCTTTTCTTCACAAAGTATAAGAAGAGGTTTATCAAGGAAGGACCAGAGTTTCTTAAGAAGCTCTTTGGTTCTAAGAAACATCTCTATAACTATGTATCTCAAGATAATACTAGGAGTCAAAGGTGGCTCCAGTCTCTTGGTTTTACTATATATAAACAAGAAATTAAATTTAAAGACGTAGTGTTCTACGCATTTGACAAAAAGGAAAATTAATTATGTGCGGAGTTATGGAAGGATTAGCTATTGCTGGAGCACTTACCTCTTATGCAGGAGGACAGGCAGCAGCCAGTGCACAATCTGATGCAGCTAAGGCTAACCTAGAGTCTCAGTATGCACAAACCGCTGAGAAACAAAAGCAGATAAATGAACAGACTGCATTAGAATCTAGTGAAAGACAAAGACAAGGCTTAATAGATAGAGCAGAGTCTATGGCAGTAGCAGGTGAATCAGGTGCACTAGGGTTCTCCTCAGATAGACTAATGGCTGATTCCTTTATGCAACAAGGTACAGACCTTATGTCTATTGAACAGAATAGATCTAATCAGATGAAACAAACTGATATTAATAATCAGTCATATAGAGCCTCAGCTCAATCTACAGCTAATACTGCTTACAGCAATGCTCCAGGATTAATAGACACAGGCTTACAGATTGGTGGTTCAATATATGGAGCACAACAAGCAACACGAGAAAAGACCTTAGGTCCCAAGATACAAAACTATCCAACTTATACATAGGAAATAATTATGGCTGATCAAGCATTCGATGCCTTCACTCAAAGAAGGAATACAGGGACTAAAGATAGAGTCACTGAAAGAAGACGTGTAGACACCTATACTGATCCTAATAGATACCAGATGCCTCCTAGGAGGAGACTAGGTGTACATGCCTCTAACAAGAGTATGTTTGTAACACCAGAAAAAGAGAACATCACAGCATTTGCTGAAGGGTTAGCTAAGGTGCAACCTCAGATAATGGACTACTTAACTTCTAAACAAGCAGCTGAAAATCAAAAAGAGATTCAATATGGTATCCAAGAAGCTATGGGTACTGAAGCTATGGCTAATGGTGATACTGAATTTGTAGATAATGAATGGCGACAGTTTGGCTTTGAACAAAAGAAAGCAATGATGGCAGGTGAAGAAATTACATCTCAGCTTTTAATTGATATTGAAAACAAAGACCCTATGGTGGACTTTGATCCTTGGTATCAAGATTGGTACGCTAAGAAGATGGAAGAGAATCCTCATCTAGCTACTATGGATCCTGAACATTTAGAGTCTTATAACAAACCTATTCAAAAAGGTTTAACTGCAGCTAAGAACCATGCTTTAGTTACTAAAGAAAAAGCAACACAAGAGATGTATGAAGCTACAGCAACTGATTATATAGAACAAACTATCAATGAAGCTATACAGTATGGACATGAAATAAACAATGAACTCATAGAAACTATTATTGCTGATGAAGAAAACATGAGCAGATGGGGAATGACTAAGAACAATGAAATTGTGTTTAATGCCATTAGTCGTATTGCTAAAGGAAAACCAGGGCAACGTAATTTAGCTGCTCTTGATTATCTTGAAATGGGTAGAGGTGAAGGAGGTAATTTACCTTCAGTTGCTTCTATGAAGCCTGATGAAGTTGAAGCTCTTAGAAATGAAGTTATCAAACTTATGGATGCTGATGAACGTAAAGAAGTTGCTGCTGCAACTGCTATTGAAAATGAAATAACAGACACAACCAACGCAGCTCAGGATCACTTTAAGAGAATCTTAGGTGCACCTGAAGATATCATAGACATTCCTGGTTCTACAAGAACTAGAGACCGTGTAACAGAATGGCAAGCACAAGCTATGATTGACTATAGAGAACTTGTTAAACAACTAACTAACAACGGTATGCCTTTACCTCAAGCACATGATGAAGCTTTAAAGAAACTAGAAGCTGATTATAAAATTAGTGGTAGATTAGCTCCGGCATATACAGAAGAAATGGAGAAAGATCAGGAAAGAAAGAAAAACTCATTAGCTTATACCCATGATTTAATTAGTCAGCCTAACTATAATCAAATTAGTGCTGAAGTATATGAAGGGATAGAAACACAAGGTGGTTATGATCCTACTACAGTGATACCAGGGTGGGACCAATTACTTCCTGAGCATAGAACTACTATCATTAAACAAGGTAGAAAAGCTTATGCAGCAAAACTTGCAGCAGAAGTTATAACTCAAGCAGAACAAACAGCGGCTGTAGTACAAGCTGAAGCAGAGGCAGATAAACAAACTGTAAGAGAGTTTAATACAGACCTAGCTGCGAAGACAGATGAGCAAGTACAAACAGCTACCAACAACATAACTGAAGCTAATGAAACTATAAACGCTACTGATAACAGAGATAATGAACAAGCCGCAGCAGAACAAGCTGTTATACATGCTAAATTTACTGCTGAACAAGAACAAATTAAAAAAGCTAATGAAGAAAAAGAAGCTAAAGCTAAAGAAGAAGCAGACGCTTGGCACCAAGATATTGACTTAGCAACTAAACTAGAGGACGAGTTTGATATCCCTCAAGAAGATCGAGTGTCTACTCCAGGATATGAACAGCATGGTACAGACAACGAAGGTCTTTATACTCACGAAGGATTCCAACCACATGATCCAGGAACATTTGGAGAATCAATCTATGGTCAAATATGGGAAGGTATAGTAGACGTAGGTACAGCTATCTATGACATCTATGATACATATGATGGTCCAGCTGGTATTGAAGTAGACCCAATGCAAGAAGGAAATGTTACGGATCGAGATCAATATAACAGACCTAAAGGCAGTCGTTTCTATGGACAAGACCCTGTTACTAACGAGCGTATAACAAATGATCGTATCGCTCCTACTTCTTATAGAGAAGCAGCAATAGGTGTCGTGGCTAATAAGACTCCAGAATCAATAACTTCTTATTTAAAGAATGATAAGAAATTAAGACCTGAAGCTATTGCAGGTATATTAGGTAACATCGATGTAGAAACTGGTGGAACCTTTGATGCAGCTCAGAAGCAATCAGGTGGACCAGGGTATGGTTTATTTCAACTAGAAGGCTCTAAACAAAAATCTTATAACAAGTTTATAGCTAATAAAGGTATGGAGGATAGTCCTCAATCACAATTAGAGTACATGTATGAAACTATATATGGTTCTTTAAAGAAAGAGATTGGACATGGTAATGCCAAGAAACTTAGGAAGATCTTTGCTACTGGAACTGTAGAAGATATTACTACAGCTTTTGAACAAATATGGGAAAGACCTGGTAAACCACATTCCTCAAGAAGACTTAAGAGTGCCAAAGAGCACTATAAAAATTTAAAATAAGGACAAGATTATGGCGATAGAATTATTAAAAACTCCAATAGAGGAGCAAGAAGACCTTGCTGCTTTAGAAGAGCAAGACCTAGCATACAGCACGGAGGAATCTCCTCCTGTTGTAACTCCAGCAGAAGGTGAAAACGCTGTTGCCAATCTTGAACAAGCACAAAGCATAGACGTTGAAGATAGTGATATACAAGATCTTCAGAATCCTGAAGGAGGCTATGCAGCTGTTGCAGAAACTGAAGCACAACCTTTAATTAAAACTCCTGTGTCATCTCCCGAAGCTGATGCCGAAGCTTATGATAATGCTAAAGGACTAGGCTTATCTTTTGTACAAGGTGTTTGGGATGGAGCTGAAGAAATAGGTTTTACTATAGCTGACATTGCAGACTATGCTGTTGACATGGAGTCTCCAACATACTTTAGAGATTATGCACAAGGTATTGAGTTTCAACCTACTGAATGGAGAAATGCAGGTGAAGCAGCTATGGCAGCTTCTACTGCAAATGCATTAGCAGGAGGTGCAGGACAATTCTTATCAGGTTTTGTACCGGCTCTTAAAGCGTTACAAGTGTTTAAAGCATCAGGCAAAGTGATGCCTTGGATGAAAAAGATAATAGGCACAGGTGTAGCAGGTGCTGCAGCTGACTTTGCTGTGTGGGACTACAGTGAGAAAAGAGCTGTAGACTATTTAAATAATTATGGTTTAGAGTTAAAAAGTATTGATGAAGAAAATTTACCATGGATTAAACAACAACTTGCTAATGCCCTTACATCAGAGTTTATTGAAAAACTAAAATACCAGGAAGGAGACAGTCCTCTTGAAGGAAGAACTAAACAAGCCTTAGAAGGTTTTGTATTAGGTAAAGTATTAGATCCTATTATGGGAGCTCTTGGCTCTTTAGTTAGACTTAAGAAGCCAGTTAATAAAGCTTATGGACAAAAAGGAACAACTGCAGCAGCCGATGAAACTATTGAATTAACAGTAGGAACTACAGGTAAAATAGGTAGAAAGAATGTTGAAATAGTAGAAGCTCCTACAGCAGACGGACAAGTAAAAGTAAAATATAACGACGGTACTGAATCTGTTGTGAAACAAACAGTAGTTAAAACAAAACCTCAAGGTAGAGCTTTAACACAGAAAGAATTAGCAGATCAAAAGTTTGACCAAGATTCAACCTTACCTAAAAAGGTACAAGAGAAGTTTAATAAAGTCTTTGCAACAGCTTCAGACCCCATGGTAGCATCCAAAGTGTTACTAGAGTCTTTTACACCTATGTTAGATAGTGTAGTTACTGTTAAAGATATGGATGTATTACTAGGTAAAGCACAAGCTATTGTAGAAGAAGCGGTATCTAATGCTGGTTCATGGAGAGATTCACTTAGTAAAGCACAACGAGATAAGTTATTTAGTCAAGCAGGACTGGCTCGAGGTGGAGCTAAGATGAAAGACTTGTCTGCAGATGTTGTAACTTTAGCAATGCTTAAAGCTTCTTTATCAGAACAAGTTAATAAAGCAGCTAAAAGTGCCTTAGCTTTTCAAGCAGGTAAAAAAGGATTAACTGAAGCTCAATATAAAAAAGTAATCGCTAATGCTTTTGCAATGAATCAATATGCCAAAGTACAAATTGGTGAAGTAGGTAGAGCTTTAAATGTAGTTAAAATGTCTAAGAGAACTGCAGACGGTGATCGCATTATGGACGTAGATCAAATGTTTAATAATGTTGATAAGAAAGGCTGGAGTAATATTAAAGAACACATGGAGCTTATGGCTAAAGAAGATTCTTTAAATAACAATGTCTTAGAACACATGGGTGAACGTAATTGGATGAAGGCATGGACAGAAGGGTTTATTAACTCTGTACTATCTCCTACATCTTTAGGTATCAACATGACATCTAATACAATTATGATGATTGCTAGAACAGCTGATATACATATGGCAGCCTTTAGAGGCGGTGGAGGTATTACACACAAGCAAGCCTTTGCTCACACTCTAGGATACCTACAGTCTATCCCTGAAGCTTTTAGAATGATGTATAAATCATTTAAAAGTGACCATGCATCATTTTCTAATAACAAGAAATGGGTTAACGAATTTCAACCTAAAGCAGCAATCACTTCAGGCAACCTTGGTTTCAAAGGTGATGACCTTGGATTCATGAAGAAAACTATGAATGGCACTATAGATACAATCGGTAAAGTATTCCGAGGTGTACCAGGTGGTGTTCGTTCTATGATGGCTACTGATGAGTTCTTTAAAGTAATGAATCACAGAGCTTACTCTATGAAGATGGCAGTTGAATCTATAGAACAAAGTGGTGGTAGTTTACTTAAAAATCCTAAACAGTATGCAAAAGGTGTAGCAAATGAGTTTGATAAAATAACTAACTCTTCTAAAGCTGCAGCTCGAAAAGCAGGATGGGGTTCTCCTGAATACCTATCATTAAAAAAACATACTGAAGCTATGGAAGAAGCTCACCTAGCTACATTCACAAATGATTGGGGACCTAACTCAGAGAGAGTATATAAGACACTTAGGTCTCAACCTTGGACATCTTTGATATTACCTTTCGTTAGACAGCCAGTAAACAACATGTTATATCTAGCTAAGTCTACTCCAGGTCTTAGCTTAATGTCTCGTAGACACTCTGCTGAATTAGCAGCCGGTGGTGCAAGAGCTCAACTAGCTCAAGCACATCTTAATGTTGCTTCTATGGTATGGGCGTATGCATTCATGACTGCATTTGCTGAAGGTGGTAAGATCCAAGGTAACCCTAAGGGTGACCAAGGCTCCCGTACTGAAGGCTCAGACTTAGGTATTGACCCAAACACATTCCAGAATGATGATGGTGACTTTGTTAACTATCGTGGTGGTGAACCTATTGCAGGACGTTGGGCTATTGCAGCTGGACTAATGCATCAATGGATGAAGATTATGAATGAAGCAGGACCTAATATGTCTGATGCTGAAATTGAAGAAGCTTCATGGTCTATGGTAACTGCTGGTGGTTTAACTGTTATGGATAACTTTAAAGATCAATCTTCATTAAGAGGTTTAGAAAATACTCTTAAAATATTTGAAGGTGGTACTGAAGGTTCATTTAAGAAACGTACTGAAATGATGTTGACTGGCTGGATTCCTAATCTATCAGGTCAAATTAAATACATTAGAGAACAATTCTTAGGTGAAGATCAAGTTAGATATACAGCTGAAGGTATTTCACAAGAATATGATAAGCGTTTAGGCGGTGGAGAAATTGTACAACTAAATACATTTGGTGATGAAATGCCAGGTGCTCATCCACAAATGGTAGGTGAAGTATTAGGCAATGATTCTAAATTAAATCCATTGAACTATCTTCCCACTAACATTAGAAAGACTAAAGGCTTTGAAGAAGAATGGCAGAAACAAATTGTTGCTGTTAAACAAGCTTTACCAGGTGAAACTGTTATAGGACAAGTTCCTAAACGGATTGACAATGTAAAAATAGATAATAGAGAAAGACATAATCTATTAAAGTTTGTTAAACATATAAAGCTTGGAGGTAAAACATTAGCACAAGCTATGACAAAAATGATGGATACAAAAAGCTATGTTAAAGGAACTAATAAATTTAAAGCTGCACGAATTAAAGATGTATATAAAGCATACATGGACGCAGCTAAAGTTGCTTTAGTTTCTGATGCAGCAGCTTATTATGCTAATCCAAAAAGACATAAACAAAGAAGGCATTGGGCTCAGTATGGTTTAGTAGATTATGGAAGAAGTCAATCTTTATCCGTGTTAGCGGATAGGCAAAAAGCAAAAGATACAAACAGACTAATGCAACCTGGTGACAAACGTCAAATAGATGTTAACAGTTATCAAGAAGGAGCTAACAAGCAACGAATCAGTAACCTTCAAAAAATACAAAACTTACTTAATTAACACAAGGACACAACAATGGCAAAATCATATGTCACATATCCAGGGGATGGCTCTACAACTACATACGCAGTAACCTTCCCTTACCTTGCTAAGCTACACGTTCATGTGTTGATTGCAGGGGTAGAAACAGACGCATGGGAATGGTTAACACCTAGTTCTATTAAACTAGATTCTCCATCCTCAGATACTATTACTATCATTAGGGTAACACCTACAGAACCTATAGTAGACTTTACTGATGGTTCAGTACTAACAGAGAACCAACTTGATATAGCAACCATACAGTCACTCTACGTTGCTGAAGAAACTCAGGATGCAGCTAAGTATGCCCTAGGTAATCGCCCAGGTGACCCTGATGGACCTGATGGTCCTAGTGCACCAGGTGATGGAGTTAACTGGAATGCTGAAGGCAAGAAGATAATTAATCTAGCTAACGGTACTAAAGCAACCGATGCTATCAACAAGGGACAACTCGATGCAGTTGCTCCAGGTTTAGAAGCTATAGCAGATAAAGCCCAAGACTCCGCAGATGATGCAGAGGCATCAGCATTAAGAGCTGAGGCAGCTGCGGATGGAGTTGAAGCAGATACAGAGGAAGCTAAAGCAGCCGCTGAGGCAGCTAAGGTCTCCCAAGATGCAGCTAAGGTATCCGAAGATAACGCTAAGCTCTCTGAGAGTGCAGCTAAAGAATCAGAAACTAATGCTAAGACACACGAAGATAATGCTAAGGATTCAGCAGATAAAGCTAAGGTATCCGAAGATAATGCTAAAGGACATGCAGATGATGCTAAAGCTTCAGCAGATAGCCTAGATGGTATCGTGGGTGAAGTAGGTGATTTAGTAGATGAAGCTGAAGGACACAAGGATGCAGCTAAGATCTCTGAAGATAACGCTAAGAAATCAGCAGATGAATCAGCAGCTAGTGCTCTAGCTTCTAAGAACTCAGCAGATAAAGCTGAAGGTCATGAGAAGGAAGCTCAAGCTATTGTAGATGCTTTTAACCCTGCTCTTACCTTAAAAGGTGAAGTTGATATAACTACTACTGCACCTATAGGTGTAGAAGGTGATGCTTATCTTAACAATACAACAGGTGTAGCTCATGCTTCATGGGGTAGCCTAGCTGGTACTACAGTTAATAAAGATACATTAATAATATATGGTGATGATAATGATTGGCATGCTTCATCATTAGCAGTAGATACAGGTGATGGTATATGGATAGAAGATGCTGGTGTTGCTAGATATAAGGGTGGAGTTGCTGGTGAACAGTTTTATATAGAACAATTTGATGGTGATAGAGATAATTACATTAAAAAGTATGCTGACCCTGATAACACAATAGAGTTCGCTTCAGCATTTGGTGGTTTTAAATTCTTAACAGATGGTGCTAAAGAAGCTTTAGAATTGACAAGGTTAGGTCAAGTACAAACAACACAAGACATAATAGCCAATGGTAAAAAGGTAGTTACAGAAGCACCAGAAGATGGTAAACAATATGCTAGACAAGATGGTGATTGGTCAGAGGTAACTGGTGGTGGTTCTACACCTACACCTGAACCTATGGTTTGGGAAAACAAAAAAGCAGAAAGAGCTTATGATACTGTTTACACTAACACAAAAGACTGTCCTATATATGTTCAACCTTACCTTGAAAGAAATTCTACCGACAGAATGTATGT